CTAGGCTTAATAAAACTTTCAGAAAGTGTGCAAGACAGAAGACAAAAAGATGTCATGCTTACTACTGTAGGTCATAAGTATAAGAGCCTATTCAGCAACATACCTAAAGCAAAGGAGGCTATATAATATGGGTATAAGCAAGACGAGTAATGGCAAGTTCAGAGTATTCGTATCAGTAAAAGGTAGAGGTAGAAAAACTGCTACTTGTGATACGCATGATGATGCTCTTGCAAAAGAAGAAACGCTTCGTAAAGCTTTAATTGATGGTAAGAATGTACCAGCAGGAAGAGCAACTACTGAAGCAACATTAGAGCAGGCTTGTGAAGCTTGTTATAATGACCCAGAGAGTGGGTGGAAAGATACTGAACATGGTAAAAGACAAAAATACTTCTTCAGTTATTTCTATTCCTTTTGGGGTAAAGATAAGCTGTTAAGAGAAATAGATAAAACTGAATGGTATAAGTTTATTGAGCAGTTCTCTGATACAGCTACAAATAATAGAAGGGCTTGTTGTATAAACAAAGTGTTTAGACATGCTTTTGAACAAGGTACTATAACAGGAGATAAATTGTTAAAGATACCTAGAAAAAAAGAAAAGCTAACAAGGCTTGCTATTTATACATACGAGCAAGAAGAAGCTATCTATCAACAGTGTAAAACTTTTGGTTTCCACGACTTGGAGGACTTTGTAAAAGTTCTTATTGATACAGGTTGTCGAGCAGAAGAAGCTATTAAGTTTGCGCCAAAGGATTTGCAAAAGAATAAAGATGGTTGGACAGCTCATGTGTATAGACAAAAGACTGACACTCATACTTCGATTGGTCTAGCTACTAGAACAAAAGAAATATTGATGCGTAGGTCTAACATGAAAACATTCTTTGAGACCAGCTACAGGCAAATGACTTACAAGTGGCAGATGGTAAGACAGCAACTTGGACAAGCTGATAACAAAGACTTTGTTTTCCATACCTGTAGACATACTTGTGCTTCAAGGCTAGCTGAAGCAGGAGCTACATTTATGGAAGTTTGTGACTGGATGGGATGGAGTTTTAATTCACCTGTTGCAAGAAGATATGTTCATTTCTTTCCTAAAGGTAAGATAAGTATGGCAAAGAAACTGGATACATTAAGAGACGAGTTAAAAGTTGTCTCTGGTGGTAAAAGCTAGTAATAATAATGTGCATTTAAAGTGCACTCGTGTGCACTAAATGCAAAGCTTGAGGAGGCGTAAGTGAATAAGTTAAGTAAACCAACACAAAAAAATTTGTCGGTAGACTTAAAAACTACGAACACAATTTACGCCTCCGAGTTATCTACTCTGGCGTAGTAGAATACCTTATAAATCAAGCGAACTAATCAGTTGCATAGTTAATATGTGATTGCTACGCTGTCGTAGTAGATGTGCACTTCAATGCACACAATCTACGAACAAACTGTAAACACTAATGAGGTTAATATGGAAATAGACGCTAAAATATTAGAGAAATTTAACATTCTTAAAAAAGACGAGAATGTGCCTTCAACTCTTCATGAAAAAATAGAGGCAGAAAAACAGTTAGAACTAGCAATGATTAAGAGTGGAATAAAAAGGTTCCATAAAACAATCAATAAAGCTAGAGCCAAAGTCAAAGAAAAAGATGGCAAGCAAAGAGAGACCACTGAAAGTACAACAGTATATGGTCAAGTCTTAATTCAAAGTGGCCTGGAGCCAATGAATAAAGCTATTAATAAATACTTCATAGAAGCATTTGATGGCCATGCTAAACGCTATGCAACAGAAGCTACATTGTTAGCTAAATGTTTACCTATTAAGGAAGTCCAAAATGATAATGATGAAAGATGGGCTAGTTTAAGCTTCATATCTTTGAAGGCAGTATTAGATAGTATTACTGTCTCATCCACACAAACAAAAGCTGTGCTTAAAATAGCTGGAGCTGTAGAGGATGAAGCTAGATTATTATACTTTAGGGAAAGTGATAATAAGACTTACAGCCAGACTAAAGAATGGCTGAAAACCAAGAACAACTATAGGCATAAAAGGAAGGTATTCCAATATGCTATGAATAAACACCAGCTTGAGTATGCAGGTTGGTCTAAAGAAGAGAGGGTAAAACTCGGTAAATTACTCCTTGAATTATTAGCCAGTACAACTGGGTTTGTTAAACTCACCAGAACATACACTCTCAAAAATAAATCAATTGTTTATGTCCAGGCCACCGACAAGACTATGGAATGGATAGAACAAAAGAAAATCCACGCAGAAATATTAAAACCTTTTAGAGAACCTATGCTGGTACGACCTAAAACCTGGGATGAAAACCCATATTCTGGTGGCTATTACATCAAGGATTTAAGGCCAAAGGAATTAAGTGCCACTGTAGGAGAACTCCACAATCAAAATCAACAATCTAACAATGAGGTAAAAGATGCACTATAATATGATTAAGAGAGGAACTAGGACTTACCTAGAAGAAATGGCTAACAAAGCCCATGAAATGCCAGAGGTTTATAAATGTATAAATACTCTGCAACAAACACCTTTTATAATTAACACTCCAGTATACCAGGTGATGAAAACGATACAGGACAAAGGATTGTCTGTAGCTGGTTTACCACAAGGTAAACTTCCACTTCCACCTAAACCATTTGATATAGCAACAAATGAAGAAGCTAGGAAAGCCTACAGCAGGAAGGCACTAGCTGTTCATAATTATAATGCAACAATAGATAGTAAGGCTTTACTTACTGAAAAAATATTTACTGTTGCTGATACTTATGAAGCGTTTGCTGAATTTTATTTCCCACTTCAATATGATTGGAGAGGTAGAATTTATTGTGTACCAGAAGGACTTAACTATCAGCAGAATGATTTAGCTAAAGGATTATTATTATTTAGAAATGGTAAACCATTAGAAAATAAAAATAATGTTGAACGATTGATGGTACATGGCGCCAATATGTATGGTCATGATAAAGATACATTGGTTAATAGAGTTAAGTGGGTTGAAGATAATGAAAAATTTATTTGTCAATCTGCTGAAGACCCACACAATCATTATGAATTTTGGGCTGAAGCTTCTGAACCAGTACAATTTTTATCATTCTGTTTTGAATGGAATAACTTTGTTAAAGCTGGAAAGAAATTATCATTTATAACTAATGTAATTTGTTATTCTGATTGTACTAATTCTGGATTACAAATATTTTCTGCATTACTAAAAGATGAAGCTGGTGGTAAAGCAGTTAATCTAGTTCCATCTGCTAAAGTTCAAGATGTATATGCTGAAGTTGCTAAAGCAACATTGGAATTATTACATCAAGAACCAGATAGTCAGCTAAAAGATATATGGTTGAAGTATGGAATAGACAGGAAGACTACAAAGAAAGTCACAATGTGTATTGTATATGGACTAACTCAATTCTCTTGTAGAAGATATATTCAAGAACACCTGGAGGAAATGGATGAAGATGGTACAAAAGATAATCCATTTTCAACAGACAGAAATCCAATACCAGGACAACCTAATATGTTTAAAGGTTCTGCGTATTTATCTAAATTAGTTTGGAAAGCTTTAGATAGAGTTATTGTATCTGCTAAAGAAGCGATGAAGTGGTTGCAACAAACTTCTAAATTAGTTTCAGAGAATGGTTTACCAGTTGTGTGGACTACACCTACAGGGTTTATAATTCAAATGGTATGTCCAATATTAGAAACTAAAAGAATAAATACTTATATGGGTGAAAAAATATTCAGACCAAAATCTGGAACCTATACACCAGATATAAGAAAAACATCTATAGCAATTGAGACTAATAAAATTAACAAAAGCAAAGTAGCTAATAGTATAGCTCCTTGTTTTGTTCATGGATTAGATGGCGCTATCCTTCAAAGAGCAGTGTGTAAAGCTAATGATTATGGGGTGAATAACTTTGCCTGTGTTCATGATAGCTTTGGTGTTCTAGCAACAGATGTGAACCTAATGAACCAAGCTGTAAGAGAAGCTTTTGTAAATATTTTTGATGGTAAAAATTTACTTGAGGAATTTAAACAAGAGATAATCCCACAAGTTCACAAAGATAGTAGAGACAAAGTTAAGCAAGCTCCAGCACAAGGTTCGTTGGAGTTGAAGAATGTATTAGGTAGTTATTATTTTTGTTCTTAATTAACTACGCTAGCGTCTTTAACAAGACACTATAGATGAATAGAAACTTCATCTGATTGGGTAGTCGAAAACAGTTATATGTTGTGTGCGAATTTTAACTGACTACCCAATTATTAAATCAATCAAACATACCTAGGAGGGTATTTATGCAAAAAGCAAAAACCTATACCTCTCCTTTTGGCAAAGCCATATATCCACATTTAACAAAATGTGATGTAAGGTTTAAAGCTGAAGGTGAGTATAAAGTAGACCTTGAATTAAATGATGTAGATGCAAATGACATTCTAAAATTATTAAAAGAATATCAACAAAAAGCTATTTCAGATGCCAAGGATAAAACTGGTAAGAAGCAAATAAAAGAAGCTTCATTACCTTACAAAGAAGAAGATGGTAAATACATCTTCAAATTCAAAATGAAAGCCAGTGGTACAAATGGTAAAACTGGTGACACATTCAAACAAAGGCCAGCATTATTCGATAATGAATTAAAACCTATTAGCCCAGATATAAATATTTGGGGAGGTTCAATTCTTCGAGTAAGCTTTCAACCATACCCATGGTACACGCCAGCGCTTGGTGCAGGAGTTTCATTAAGACTTAAATCAGTTCAAGTAAAAGATTTAGTCGAAGGTGGAGGTCAGTCTGCTGAAGCAAATGGTTTCGATAAAGTCCATGGCGACAGCTCAATCAAAAACACAGGGTCGGAAGATAATGAAGTTTCGCAAGAAGTTTCCAGCGCAACCGACTTCTAAATTTAAGTCAAAGCTTGAGGAAGATTTTAATGATTATCTTATTCAGAAAAAAATTAAATTCGGATATGAGGATTATAAAGTATCTTACCTCAAGCCAGAAAAACCATCTAAATATACACCAGATTTTAACTGTCCAGCAGTAGATACATATAAAATTATTTTTGAAACTAAAGGACAGTTCTTAACTTCCGACAGGAAGAAACATTTATTAATTAAACAACAACATCCAGATTTAGATATTAGATTTGTATTCTCAAATTCTAAAACAAAAATCGGAAAGAAATCTAAAACAACTTATGGCAAATGGTGTGAACTAAAAGGGTTCAAATACCATTGTGTCTATTCAACAAAGAAACTTCTACCAGATGAATGGGTCAATGAAGTTTTAAATCAACAGGAAAAATTATGAGTAGAAAAACAACAGACTATTTTATTATACATTGCACTGCCACTAAACCTTCAATGGATATTGGCTTCGAAGAAATAAATAGATGGCACAGAGAAAGAGGATTTTTGTCGTGTGGTTATCATTTTATAATTAGAAGAAATGGTGTCATTGAAGATGGAAGAACTACAGATGCAGTTGGTGCTCACTGTCGTGGTAAAAATCATAACAGTATAGGTATCGCTATGGTCGGTGGTGTCACACAAGATGACCACACTGTTGCAGAAGATAACTTCGAACCAGCTCAATGGGAAAGTTTAAAAAAGTTATGTGATGAATTACACAACACATATCCTAAAGCAGAAGTAAAAGGTCACTATCATTTTTCAGATAAATTCTGTCCTTCATTCGATGTGGATGAATGGGCTAAAGCAGATTTACTCTGGGTAGAAGGAGACCTATTGCCTGGTGATGAAGGTTATGAAGAGCCAGGAGAATAATTCAGACTTTGTAAGACACGACCCTTGCCCACAATGCCAATCCAGAAATAACCTTGCCAGGTATTCAGATGGACATGGGTGGTGTTTTGGTTGTGGCTACAGAGAACCAGCAAATGGAGAAGTCAATAGTTTTACAGACACAAAACAAAATTCAGATATGATTACAGGACAAGTAGAGGCGTTATCAAAAAGACAAATAGATTTTGATACTTGTAAATTTTTTAATTACCAAGTTGGTGAATATAAAAATCAACCAGTACAGATAGCTCCTTATTATAATTCACAATACCAAGTAGTTGCTCAACACATTCGTTTTCCTAATAAAGATTTTATTTGGTTAGGCGATATGAATGAAGTTAATTTATTTGGTCAGCATAAATGGAAGCCTGGTGGTAAGATGATTACAATTACTGAAGGTGAAATTGATGCGATGTCAGTTTCAAAAGTACAAGGTAATAAATGGCCAGTTGTATCAGTTCCATCTGGTGCAAAGTCTGCAAAGAAATATCTTAAAAAGAATTTAGAATATTTAGAAAGTTTCGAAAATGTTATTTTAATGTTCGATAATGATGATGCAGGAAATCAAGCATCAATCGAATGTGCTCAATTGTTTACTCCAAAAAAAGCTCTTGTCTCCAAGTTGCCTATGAAGGATGCCAACGAAATGTTGGTGTCCAACAGAGGTAAAGATATTATTCATCACATTTGGAACGCAAGACCTTACACACCAGAAGGTATTATTGCTGGAGCAGATACTTGGGATTTAGTTATTCAAGATGATAGTAAAGAATGTACTCCATATTTATGGCAAGGCTTAAATAAGAAAACTAAAGGAATTAGAAAAGGTGAAATAGTTTTATTTACAGCAGGAAGTGGTACAGGAAAATCACAAGTGTGTAGAGAGATTGCTTTTGATTTAATTAACAAAGGTAAGAATGTTGGCTACATAGCTTTAGAAGAAAGTGTAGCTAGAACTGTAAGAGGTTTAATGAGTATTGATTTAAACCAAAAGATACACGAAGAAGATATTAGAAAAGATATTGATGAAGAAACTCTAAAAACTTCTTGGAATAAAATTCAAGGTAAAACATATTTTCACAAACACTTTGGCTCAACAGATAGTGAAAACTTAATGTCTAAAATTAGATATTTAGTTAGAGGATGTGATTGTGATTATATTGTATTAGACCATATCAACATGGTTGTCTCTGGTATTGAAGGAGACGAAAGAAAATTAATTGATTATACGATGACCAGGCTACGAAGTTTAGTTGAAGAATTAAACTTTGGATTAATATTGGTTTGTCACTTAAGAAGAATACAAGATAAGAATGGCCACGAAGAGGGAGCAATAACTTCTTTAAGTCATTTAAGAGGAAGCCATGGATTGGCACAGCTCACTGATATTTGTTGTGGACTAGAGAGGTCACAGCAGAATGAAGAGACTAAAGATATTCTTACAATAAGAGTTTTAAAAAATAGATACACAGGAGATACAGGTGTTGCTTGCTCGCTTCATTACAATAGACAAACTGGAAGATTATCTGAAGGTGATTTTACAGATGTCGAAGAATGAAAAATATATTGACGATGTTCTTCGAGAGTACATAGAGCAAGATGAAGACTTCGAACATTTAGATGACGATGATAAAATCTATATGTATTCAACTTTAAAAAAGATTTTAAAACTAATGAATGTAGTTTTGAAATATCCGAATGTATGTCCAATACTTTTTGTTCATACACCAAAGACCAAACAAATTTTGGAAGACGCATTTTTTCATGTGGCTCCCATTATTCCAACAATCCTAAATATAAAAATAATTGTGATGCACTAATATGAGATTAATATTTGATATAGAAACAAATGGTTTCTTATCAGAAGCAACTAAAATTCATTCAATTGTTATTAAGGACATAGATACCGAACAAATGTATTCCTATCATGGAGACAAAATCGGTAAAGGTTTATATCTTTTAAGTGGTGCTAGCTTGTTAGTTGGCCACAACATTTTAAAATTCGATATACCTGTCATTAATAAATTATATCCAGAATATAAAATTGAAGGTGATGTATTTGATACATTGTTAGTTAGCAGACTGATATGGACTAATAGAAAAGAACTAGACTTTCGAATGAAAGAACTGCCATTAAAATTAGCAGGAAGACATTCATTAGAAGCCTGGGGTTATAGACTTGCTTTAAGAAAAGGTGAGTTTGCTAAAACAAATGACTTCGCAAATTGGTCTGAAGAAATGCAAAAGTATTGCGAACTAGATGTTGAAGTCACTTATGAATTTTGGAAATTAATACAAAAACAAAACTACTCGCAAGAGGCTATTAAGTTAGAACACGACTTTGCCAGATGTATATATCTGCAAGAAGCACATGGATTTCATTTTGATGTGGCTTCTGCAAAGAAGCTGTATGCCTCACTTGCAAACAGAAGGTTGGAGCTAGAGAAATCTCTGGTTTCAACCTTCCCAAATTGGAAGAAATATATTGGTACCTTTATACCTAGAAGAGACAACAAAACACTAGGTTATAAAAAAGGTGTACCAGTTAAGAAGTATAAAGAATTGACTTTCAATCCTAATTCAAGAGACCACATAGCTGATAGGTTAATGAATAAAGGTTGGAAACCTAAAGAGTTTACTCCAGATGGTAAACCAAAAGTAGATGAAAATGTTTTATC